TTCATACATTTACAAGTCCAGGAACATTTACAGTAAATTCTGTTGCTTCAACTTCAGCAAATAACATAGTTTCTTATATGGTTGTAGCTGGTGGTGGGGGAACTGCAAAAGACCGAGGTGGTGCAGGAGGTGCTGGAGGTTTCAGAGAATATAAAGGTCCAGCTCAAAGTTATTCAGCTTCTCCTTTAGATGGAAGTCCAGGTGGTGCAGGAAGTGGTACAGCAATTACAGTATCAGCTCAAGGTTATCCAATTACAATCGGTGCTGGTGGTGCCGCTGATAATACTCCCCCTTTTAGTCCTGGTGGAGGTGATGGTGCTAATTCAATTTTTTCATCAATAACATCTACTGGTGGAGGAGGTGGTGGTGACACTGGTCAAAATGGAAGAAATGGTGGTTCTGGAGGTGCAAGTGGTGCTGGTAATTCTACTGTTGGAACTGGAAATACCCCACCTACAACTCCTGCTCAAGGAAGAAATGGTGGAGTGGGTGGTCCTTCTTCAGGATTAGTAGGTAATGGTGGTGGTGGAGGTGCTACTGCCGTAGGAACTAACGGAGGAGATGAAGATGGAGGTGCTGGTGGTGCAGGAGCAACAACAACTATTAACGGAACTTCAACAGCTTTTGCTGGTGGAGGTGGAGGTGGATCTGATGGTGCTGGTGGTGCTTCTGGTGGAGTAGGTGGAGGTGGAAATGGTGCAAGTGGTCCTTATCCTGGAAGTTCTGTTGCCGCTGAAAATGGAACAGCTAATACTGGTGGTGGTGCTGGAGGTTCAAATGGTGGTGGAGCAAGTGTATGTGGAAAAAATGGTGGTTCAGGTATAGTAATAATAAGGTACAGATTTCAATAGGATATAATTATGGCACATTTTGCAAAAATAGGAATGAATGGTAAAGTTATCCAAGTGACTACTATGGATAATCAAGTTATGGAAGATAGTGATGGTAATGAAGTAGAAGCTAATGGACAACAATGGTTAGAAACAAATAATAACTGGCCATCTGAAATGTGGATACAAACATCTTATAATACATCACACAATACTCATTTATCAGGCGACAATACAAAAGCATTTAGAGGAAACTATGCAGGAATAGGTTATACTTGGGATGAAGAAAATAATATCTTTTGGCCAAAACAACCTTATGCAAGTTGGGTAAAACATTTAGCAACTGCTAGTTGGAAATCTCCAATAGGAGATGCACCTGATTTAACTGCAACTAAAACTTCACAAAATGAAGCTGAAACTCATAGTTGGTCTTACGTCTGGAATGAAGCTAATACAACTTGGAACTTGACAGACGATTTAGCATAAATTAAAAAGGGTGGTGGTATGCGGAAAAAAGTTTTAACAGAACAAAGTTTATTCTATGGTGATATTGATATGCCGAAAGGTTTTGAAATAGACCAAGAAAAACTTACCAACGATATTTTACAATCAACTTTTAACTCTAAAGATTTTCCATTCTCAAGAACTTGGGATATGTTAAATACTTATATGAGAGATCATATTGGTCTTAAGTATAGTATCAATTTAGTTAACAAATTAACGTGGGGAAATATCTATAAACCTGCGGAAACAACAATTCCTTTATTAAATATTGATCCAGTTGACCTAATAAACTCTCCAGATTTTACAATGCTTTATGGTGTTAAGGTTAAAGATTGTTTTGTTAGAATATATTATGAAGATAACAGACGTAAAGGAAGAAGTTGGGATATAGAACTTAAAAACAATATGTTCATAATGTTTCCATCAACTAATATGTATTATATAACCAATAATCAGAAAGATAGTTTAAATTTTGTACAAACTATAACTTATGAATATATCTAATTATTACTGGTATTTTAAATCAGCTATACCTCCAAAAATCTGTGATGACATTATAAAATATGGATTAACACAAGAAGAAATTATAGCAAGAACAGGTGGTTATGGTAATAAAAAATTAACTAAAGATCAAGTTAGAGATATGAAAAGAAAAAGAAACTCTGATTTGGTTTGGTTAAATGATACTTGGATTTATAAAGAACTACACCCCTATATTCATAAAGCCAATAAATCTGCAGGTTGGAATTTTAATTGGGATTTTTCTGAATCTTGTCAGTTTACAAAATATAAACTCAATCAATATTATGATTGGCATTGTGATAGTTGGGAAAAAGTTTATGATAAACCAAATACTTTAGAACATGGTAAAATTAGAAAGCTATCTATGACTTGTCAATTAACAGATGGTTCAGAATATCAGGGTGGTGAGTTAGAATTTGATTTTAGAAACTATGATCCACATATGAGAGATGAAGCTAAACATTTAAAAATAGCAAAAGAAATACTTTCTAAAGGATCTATTATTGTGTTTCCATCATTTGTTTGGCATAGAGTTAGACCTGTAACAAAAGGAACAAGATATTCATTAGTAATGTGGAACTTAGGCTACCCTTTTAAATAATATGTATATAAATAATTACTTTAATACAACTATTTGGTCTGAACAAAAACCAGAATTTATAAAATCTTTAACTAAAGCTACCAATAAATATATTAAAACTGCTAAAAATGTTCCAGAAGCCAAAGCACATATAAAAAAGTTTGGTGACTTTGGAAGAAGTTATCATTCAACACCACTTACAGCTGATAACGATTTTATAGATTTTAGAAATTACATTGGTCAAAAATCTTGGGAGTATTTAGATCATCAAGGTTTTGACATGCAACAATATACTACTATGTTTACTGAGTTGTGGGTTCAAGAATTTGCTAAAAAAGGTGGTGGTCACCATTCAGCACACGTTCATTGGAATCAACACGTATCAGGTTTTTATTTTTTAAAGACAAGTGATAAAACATCTATGCCAATATTTCACGAACCACGTACTGGAGCACGTGCTACTAAATTAAAAATGAAAACAGATATAAAAGGAGTATTACCTGGATCAGAACTAATTCATTTTAAACCAACACCTGGAACATTAATTATTTTTCCAGGATTTTTAGAACACGAGTTTAGTGTAGATTTTGGTATAGAACCTTTTAGATTTATACATTGGAATATACAAGCTGTTCCAAAAGAAATAGCTAAAGATGTATAAAGTAATTGATAATTATTTAGAAGTAGATGAACATCTTATTTTAAAAACAAAAATGGAATCAAATGAATTTCCTTGGTTCTATAATCCAGAAAAAGTAAAAGGAGATAAAGGTTTGTTTAAATCTCAATTTAATCATATTTTTTATATAAACAATAATAATAACTCTAATTTCTGTAAATATGTTAATCCTATATTGGATAAATTAAAACCATTATCACTTATTAGAATTAAAGCTAACTTAAATTCTCCTTCAGAAAAAATTATAGAATACTCTTACCATAAAGACCAAGATTTTAAATGTAAGATTGCTTTATATTATGTTAATGACAATAATGGTTATACAATAATAGATAAAAAAAAAATAGAAAGTAAGCAAAATAGAATAGTTTTATTTAATTCAGATATAAAACATTTTGGAACTAACTCAACTAATTGTAATAATAGAATGGTAATTAATTTTAATTATTTTTAATATGTATTTTAAAAAAAACAAATACGTAATTATAAAACAAGCAATTGACAAAGATTTAGCTTTATTTTTATACAACTATTTTCATATGAAAAGACAAGTGTTAGATACTTGTCGTAATGCTAGATTTATATCTCCTTACGAAACATTACTTGGTTATTATGAAGGAGCAGACGAACAGATTCCACATACTTATTCAAGTTATTCTGACATAGCTATGGAAACTTTAATGTTAAAGTGTCAACCTATTATGGAGAAATCAACAGGATTAAAACTATATCCATCTTATACATATGCAAGAATATATAAAAAAGGTGATATTTTAAAAAGACACAAAGATAGGTTCAGTTGTGAAATATCTACAACTATGAATTTAGGTGGTGATGATTGGACTATTTATTTAGATCCATCTGGAGAGGTTGGTAAAAAAGGTATTAAAGTAGATTTAAAACCAGGAGATATGTTAGTTTATTCTGGTTGTGAATTAGAGCATTGGAGAGAAAAATTTAAAGGTAAAGATTGTGTTCAAGTATTTCTTCATTATAATAATAAAAAAACTTTAGGATCTAAAGAC